AATTTGTCACGATACTTGGTCTCAAAAAAATTGAAATATTAAATGATGGTTGAGACGAACCATTAAAATATAAGTAAAATGTCTTCTGAATTAAAGAAAGTTTATACAATTACATTTGGTGATGTGGCTGAAAATCACGCAAAAATGCAGAAAATTGGGACTTTACATGAAAATGGCTATTCTGTTGAAAAGTTAATACAAATTCAACAAAAACTAACAAGTTATGGTTTAATAACAGAATTAGTTGATTTAAATGTTGGATTTGATCAGACATTTTCAGAGGCAAAAGTTTTGGTAATTAGAAAAGGAGCTCAGTTTATTTTAGGTGAAGAAACAACAGATGGATTAATAGCTGAAAATGACGCATTAACAATGGATAAAAAGGCATTAATGAGAGGAAAAGTCGTTAATAAAGTCGCAAGATGGAATCTTTGTTTTGCAGATGAAGATCAAGAGCCAAATTATGAAGACGGTAAAGGTAGGGTAGTCGCTTGGAAACATATTCCAAGAATGTCTAGAATTAGACAGGTAATTTCCGAATGGACGGAAGATATGTTATTGAACGGTGAGGCAAATTATTATTACGATATTTCTCAATGTGGCATTGGATTTCATGGGGATGGTGAACGACGAAAAGTTTTCGCTGTTAGAATGGGGGAAACAATGCCAATTTATTTCAAATGGTATCAAAATTCCGAGCCAGTTGGAGAGGCATTTGAATTAATTTTAAACGACGGAGATATGTATATTATGTCGGAAAAAGCTGTCGGATTTGACTGGTTAAAGAAGAAAATCCCTACTTTAAGACATTCAACAGGATGTTCAAAATTTACAGGGATCAAATTAGGTGCAGAATTAGAGGCAGAACAACAAAAATTAGCTTTAGTGGAGCAGAAAAAACAAGAAAAAGAAGCAGAAAAAAAGGCTTTAGCTGATATTAAAAAATCACTAAGTATTTCCTTGAAAGAAGCAAAAAAGGCTTTAAATGAAGAAAAAAAGAAGCTGAAAAATAATGTTTAAGTAGTTAGTAGTTTAGATATGTAGTATATAAATATAGTAAATATATAATAAATATTTCTTTTTTATTTGTTTTTGCTTTATGTTGCATAAGCCAAACCGCAGTTGCCACCAATAAAGATCACTTGATTGATACGCTCCTCAAACAATGTCATATTAAAGTTATAATCATAAATACGCCAAGTGGGCTTGTTAACACCAATAATATCACCTGTTGTAGGATCACAAATTGTTAAACTTTGTGCTAATGGATCTAGAGGTGGAATAATCGTAGTAAATTCTAACTCAATTTGATTGAAACGACTCATATTAATTGCGCCAGATGGTTGCAAATCAGAATTATTTGAATTTAAAGAAAAATTATAACAATAAAGGCCAGGTGGAGCATTCCCAGTAGTTCTAGTATATTTTTCAATGTAGTTATAAACACCTGCGGGTTGCATGTTCTCGCGATAAGACCCATCTAACAAAATACCCAAAACAACCAAAATATATTTGTCATTTTCAGGTGTATAAGTAGGAGTAATCAATAGACCAGTTAAGTTGCCATTGGGATTTACTCCAGGACCAATATTTACAGGAACTAAATTGCCAGCTGAGTCTGTTCTATAAATTAAATAATCGCCAGTTGATGGAGCTGGTATTACATCTTGTGGCATATAATTGTAAGGCCAATTAGTATAATTAGACCATTCGTTGCGTAAATTAATATCACTGCGTTGGAAATAAAATAACCAATTAGAAACCATTCCAAGTGAATCAAGTTCAACTTTGTTAGGTCCGGTGACATTATAAAATATTTGCTCATGAACTTGTTTAATTAAATATTTTTGTTCTTCTAATGCAAAAACTCGTTCTTCTTCATTAGATAAAAAACAATAAGTGCAATTTAAATGGACGTCAGCATTCCATAATGTTCTTTGATCGGAATAAGAGTTTATACCAATAGTGATATCAGGTGGTGGCTGTAAAAAACGATAAAATTGCATATACCAAGCATTAAAATTAGGAGCTACATATGGAAAATTAAAAACAGAATCAAATACATCACGAATTTGAAATAGTTGATTAATTGGTCTTAATGTAACATTAATATGTAATTCATTGTATTGAAGGGATGTTAGAGGGAATGCCATTTGGGTTTTAAGTCCAAACCAATTATTCAACGGAATATACAAAATGCGGCCTCTAATAGATGGCTCAGGACCAGCCAACGCGGGACTATAATAAGCATTTGGATAAGAGTTAACACGAGAACCGGCATTAGCGGGATCATTAAGTTCAGGAATGTTGCCAATCATTTCATCAAATAATTTTTTCTTATCGGTTGTAAAATCGCGCTGAACAGATGCTAACAAATAGTCACCAGAATATTCTTGAAGTGTGTAATTACCACATGTAATGGTAATTTTAGAAATCATTTTTGCCCCTAAATTTTGTATCCATCTGAATTCATAAGGGACCCAATTTTCACTATTAGTATTTTGAGAAATGGTATCATTATTAGGATCTTGTGGAGGCAAAATAGGGCTCCAAATATTAGGAAGAGCAACAGAAAGATAGCAATCCATTAATAGATCAGCATATCTTGGAATTTTAAATGTATAAGTAGATTCTTCAGAAAGCCGTAATGTTTTAGATCCTTCAAAATCAACTCTGAATTTTTGTAAGCCAAAATTTGTGTATTGTGCAAAGGTGCATTTAAAAAATGTTTTTGAAGGGTTACCATTTAAGATAATATTTTGTTGTCCTTGGGACACTAATTGCATTAAACCACCGGCCATAATTAGTATATATTGTTATTATTTTTTAATTCTTTATTTGAGTATATATTTAAAACAAGTAAAAATGTAAAAATGTAAAAAAAGTAAAAATGTAAAAAGTAAAAAGTAAAAATATTATATTAATATAAATATATGTCTGAAACAGGTGCAACAAAAGCAATAGAAGAAGGATTAAATTCATTAAAAAATATGCAAGAGGCGACAGCATTAAAGGCATTTTCAATTGTAACAATATTTATAATATTAATATCATTAATGGTTTATTTTTATTATTCAGGATCATTATTTTCAGATGGGATGAAAGTAAGAGATTGTAAAACTATGGATAATCTATTTGGAACATTAAATGGAAAAATAAAGTCAATTGATACAAATAATGAGAACTATCAATATTCATTGAGAGATTATTATATTAAATCAGCTTACAATTCTTGTTCAGGAGGTAATTATAAAAATGGATATGTAAATACATGTGTTTTGAAAGATTTAATTAAGCAAGGTGTAAGAGGTTTAGATTTTGAAGTATATTCAATAGATGATCAACCGGTTGTAGCGACATCAACATCAGATAATTATTGTATAAAGGAAACATTTAATTCTGTACCATTTAGTGATGTGCTAAATATAATAAGAGACTATGCGTTTGCAAGTTCAACAGCTCCAAATCCATTTGATCCAATTATTTTACATCTTCGTATAAAGAGTTCAAATCAAAAAATGTATGATAATTTTGCGAAATTATTGGAAAGCCATAATGAGATGTTAATGGGGAAAGAATATAGTTTTGAATATCAAGGTAAGAATTTTGGTTCAGTAGAATTGCCAAAATTGGCAGGAAAGGTGTCAATTGTTGTAGATAGGAGTAATTTATCATTTATGGAGTCAGAAGCATTTTATGAATATGTTAATATGACAAGTAATTCAACATTTATGCGTGCCTTACATTATTATGATATAATAAATGCTCCAGATATGGTGGAATTAATAGAATATAACAAACTGGCAATGACAATAGGAATGCCTGATAAGGGATCAAATCCAGATAATCCAAGTTCAATCACAATGAGAACATATGGTGTCCAATTATTAGCAATGCGATATCAGACAGTAGATACTAATTTGGAAGAGAATGATATGTTTTTTAATGATGAGGGACATGCATTTGTTTTAAAACCGGAGAAATTACGATATATTCCAGTAACTATTCCAGATCCCCCAGCACAAGATCCAAATGTGTCTTTCGCTACGCGCGAAGTGAAGTCGGATTTTTACCAATTTGAGATTTAAATATAAAAATTGTGTAAATATAAATATAATAAATTATCTTTAAGTATAAATAACTTAAATAACTTAAATATATTTTATGCATAAATATAGATTAAAATAATGCTAATAGAAAAGTTAGTAAGCCGAGCAGTAATTATTTGGATGACAATAATAATGATTACCATAGGTAGTTTATATAATCATATGAATGAAATAGGGACAAATTATTACAGATTTGGTCCACATGATAATTTTATAATAATAGGCATACAGATCAATACAGGAGGAAAATATTTCCTTGCTGTACTATATTGTTTTATAAATAGTTTAATGAGAACTAGTATCAATAATATACTAAAACCATGGCTAATAAATAGTGTGCAAGATATTAACATATTAAAGCCAATACAAATAAGAAACTTTGCATATGAAGTAACAAATGTGATAACTATTTATAATTGGGTAGACTGGTATGTATATATGAATTTATTGTTAGCACAAGTAGATTTATTTTTGACGGAAATGGTTACAGATGTTTTTATGTCAGTTTTAACAACTTATTATTATTTAAATACCGAAGTTAAAAAGGAAAAAAAAAGTGAAAAAGAAGAAGAACCAATAATTGTAACAAATCCAATGTTTTTAGATGAATATGAAGTATAAATGGATGAAATATAATATTTTAAAAAAACTACTTAAAATACTTTAATAATACAATATAACATAACGATGGGTAATTTTTTATACAATGTAAATAAATCCCGAGAAGATTGGTTAAAAACCCCAAATTTTGGTCCAAGAAGGCGATTATTTTTAAATACAAATACAGATACAGATACACCAAATGCAACAAATGCAACAAATGCAACAAATGCAACAAATGCAACAAATACAACAAATACAACAACGGTTTCTAAATAAACAAAATAATATTTGATTATATTATATAATTAATATAATGAAAAATGATATATGCAAAAACCTAAATTTTGAAGATTGTGAATTGGCAATATTAAGACAAGCAGTGGACACTGCGGAAGAAAAACAGGGTAAAATTATTGCAAATTCTCCCGAAATTAAACGCATAATTGGAATTGTTGAAAACTTTTTAAGGCAAAAACAATTGATTTGTTATGGTGGCACAGCAATTAATAATATTCTTCCAAAACAAGATCAGTTTTATAATAAAGATGTAGAAATTCCTGACTATGATTTTTATAGCTGGAATGCACTAACAAATGCAAAAGAATTAGTAGATATTTATATTAAAGAAGGTTTTGTTGAAGTAGAAGCCAAATCTGGACAACATCATGGCACATATAAAGTATATGTTAATTTTATTCCGGTAGCCGATATTTCCTATATACCTAAAGAACTGTTTAATGCAATTAAAAAAGAAGCAATAAAAGTAGCAGGAATATTGTATGCACCTCCTAATTTATTAAGAATGGGAATGTATTTAGAACTATCCAGACCAGATGGAGATGTGTCTCGTTGGGAAAAAGTACTTAAGCGTTTAACACTTTTAAATCGCAATTATCCATTAACAGCACATCAATGCTCACATATTGATTTTCAGAGAAAACTATCCACATTAACTCCAATAAAAGCAATTGATAGTCAAATAGAAGAAACTAAATCTGAGCAAATATATGAAACAGTAAAATCAACCCTAATGGATCAAGGTGTTGTCTTTTTTGGCGGATATGCTGTATCCTTATATTCCCAATACATGCCAAGACATTTAAGAAAACAATTAGAGAAAATACCAGATTTTGATGTGTTAGCTGAAGATCCTCTTATTGTGTCACAAATAGTAAAAGAAAGATTGCATGATATAGATGTGAAAGATGTGAAAATACTTAAACGCCCCAATGTAGGTGAAATAATAGCACCACATTATGAAATTCGTGTAGGGAAGGATGTAGTAGCATTTATTTACGAACCATTGGCGTGCCATAGTTATAACATAATAAAACAACAAGGATATGAAATAAAGGTGGCAACCATAGATACAATGTTGAGTTTTTATTTGGCATTTTTATATGCAAATAGGCCATATTATGATAAGGATCGTATTTTATGCATGTCAAAATATTTATTTGAAGTGCAAGAAAAGAATAGATTGGAACAAAAAGGGTTGCTCAAAAGATTTAGCATAAATTGTATAGGTCATCAGGAAACAGTAGAAGAGATGCGAGCAGAAAAGACAAATAAATTTGCAGAATTAAAAAATAAAAAAGGAACACCAGAATATGACGAATGGTTTTTAAGATATAGACCGTTAGATGCAAAAGATGAGATCAACATGAAAAAAAGTAAGATAAGAAAAACAAGAGTAAAATCTAAAAAAAGGGGTAAAAAATCAAAGAAATTATTTAATATTAAATTAAATTTTTAAACCAAGACCAAGTTTAAGATAATGCATAAAAGGCAGTCTATCTTTTATATTACATATTTCATTGTTGAGAAAAACATCATGCCATGTTACATTTTTTTTATTTTTAAAAGTATCTTTAATTTCACCTCCATATGAGATTACACCTAAAACAATTAATACATAAATGATAATATATAGTATCCGTTCTATTTTTTTAATAAACTCTAAGTGGCTTTTATTAAATTCAATTAATCTAATTCTAAATGGAAAATCTATTGTAATCCAATAATTTTTGTAGTCATTTTTTAGAGAAGCAGAAACTAAATCATTTCTAGAATTAGAATTGTCGTCATTTGAATAAAATGATTTATTAAGTTGTATAAAATAAAGTAAAAAAATTAATGCAAGAACAGCAAATGTTATTTTAAAATCAAGACGTGTTGTAAGTAATAATACGAAAAAATAAATAATTGAATATAATAATTTTTGTATAGGTGGAACATATTTTAAATATCCAGTATTAGAAACAAGGGAACATAAAAAATAAAATAACATGAAAGAAGTAAGTAATATAATATATTTATTGGTTTCTAAAAAATGAATTTGATGACAAGTAAGTATATTTTTAACAGTATTACTTAAAATAATCATGTAAAACATTGCAATTGAAACGATTAGATCTGATTGATATGTGAATATATCAGATATTTCTTTCATATAAAATATATTAATATTATATTTTATTTACAAGTTAATTTCAAAAAGTCCGTCTTCAATTAAGTTAGTAAACCCAATTTCTTTGCTATATCCGTATTGATTAGATAATAATCTTGTATTTACATTGTTAGTATTATTAGTATTATGCATAATATCATAAGACCAATGTGTATGTCCGCTTAGCCATAAAGGCGCCTTAGTCAAATTCAAATCCTTTAAAATATTGTTCCAAGCAAAATAATCTTTTAAAACTTGCGATTGACTGTCATATACTGGATTGCTAGTGCCTGTTTGTATTGGTGGAAAATGTGTCATGATAATTGTTTTTTTTGTGGCTTGGTTTAAATAATCTGAAATACTTTTTAAATCCTCTTCTGATATTTTTTTCATAAAATTATAATCAATTGGTATATTGTATTTCTTTTTTACAGAAAACTGCATAATCTGTTTATAATCATTTAAATTATTATGATAAGAACTAGTCCAAAATACAGAACCATATACATCTATTTCGTCATTTAAAGGAACTGAATTACGATTTAAATAAAATACATTTTTATATCTCTCTTTAAGTTTAAGATCATATTCAAAATTTAATTGATTATAATTTTTCTTTTTAAAATAAAATTCGTGGTTTCCTGGAGTATAAAATATTTTTTCCCATAATGGTGAACAATAATCAAAAAACCTAAAAAATAAGGGATCGTTTAATTGACAAATATCCCCAACTAAAAATAGGTATTTAGCTGTAGGTTTTAGTTGTGGAAAGTTTTTCATCATTTCTATATGTAAATCTGAATATACTTGAATAAATAATTTTGACATTTTATATTAAATATATTAAATATATTAAATATATTTATTAATTTATATTTAATATGTTATTAAATTTTGTATCTAAAAAGCGGAATTGATTTGTTTCATTGTTTTTGATAAAGAGAAAAATAAGATCCCGAATGCAAGAGATGTGAATAAAAGTCCATTTAAATTATAGTTGCCATCATTATGACAAAGCAAAGGAATATATTTGAATAACATTTGTTTCATAATTGGTAGTTGAAATAAGAAATATAAGATAGATATTAAAAGTGGTATTTGAATTTCATCGTAAATTGTATCTAATGAATTTTTGACTTGTGCATCATTTTGATAAGAATTAATGTATTCTGAAACATCTTGCTGATCATTAATATAATCAGTGTTAGTTGGAGGGGGTACATAATTTGGTTGAACATATGAGTCTTGTGTGATAACATGTGTATTTTGGGGGATATCCCTGCTAGGAAGCATAGTTGCACCAGTAACACTAGCTTGTTGTAATCCGTTGACTATTTGACTGATGGTAGATTGATCAAGGGACATAGTAGTTTGTGGTGGTGATTGTTGTTGAGGAGCCATATTTTTTTCAGTTGCAACCATAGATATATTATTAGAATTAGATCCCATAGGATCAGTTGGTAAATCATGGATACTAGTTGTATTAATATCGGTCATTTAATATAATATTACGGATAAATAAATGCGGTTAATTTACGCAAAAATAAATCAATTGAAAGATACAATTTGTTTTTTAGTATCACATTTAACGGCATTTTTCTGTAATTTATAGCATTCGTGATCAAATTTGTAAATTTCTCCGTCAATTTCAGCAACAGGGGGTGCATAATAATTGATGCATTTTTTGCCTACACATACTTGTCTAAATAAAGTGGCTAATCCGAATCCGAGTAATATAGACATTAAATATCTACCAGTTTCTGAATGAACAAATTTAGATAAGTACATTATTGTTTATAATATAAATTATGTATATATTTTATATTATTCATAATTTTATATGAAGGTTTACTTTATATTATTTGCGAAGCTTTACGCTTGAATAGGTACTGTTTTGATAGAAAGTGGATTAATAGGGCAATTAGTTTCCTTGGGTATAAATTGATAACACTGTTCAACCTTATCTTTATATAAAATATCTTTGTAGTTTAAAGGAGAAGGGTATTTATATATTGTTTTAGTTTCAGGACCTAAAAAAAATATAAATATTAATCCAATAATAAAACTACTTAAAAAGAGTGGTATAGATATATATTTGGTTAACATAAATAATAATGATATAATATAATTTATGAAAATTTAATATAAAGAGTACAGTTCTAAAAACTGTTAGTAAATCTTAATTTGCTTTTTAAAGTAGCTGCAATTGCTTCCAAATATGGATTATATTCATTAGCATAATAGTCAGGAAACATTTTGCCCACAATTGTATCCTTGAGTTTAGGTTTTGGATTATCAGGATTAGGTAAAAAGGTTAACCATACACCTGGAGGATCAGTATTTAATAACTTATTATAAACAGCATTACCGTAATCGTATCTATTTTCACCAATCTTTTGGGGTGGTAATAATAAACCATCTGGATGCACAAATTCTTTAACAGACATATATGGTATCTTATTTTGTCTTCTAAGATTATCATATTCAATAAAATAATCCATTGTCTTCTTCATCCAATCTTCATCTTCAGACAATGCAGATTTATATTCAGGGGACAATCCATCCCATGTTCTCTGATAAGCCATATCCCTTTCTCCCGCTTCATTTGTCCATGTAATAGAACCATTTGGTCCGCGACGAGGAATAATATTGCCTTCCACTCTTCTATATAATTCTGGAT